TGAACCAATAGGTTTGACCTTGATTGCCCAATACGTTATTAGGCAATACTTGGGTAATACCATAGTTAACGGTGACAGTTTCATACAGTTGCGGCTCACTGTCAGTTTCTTCAACTAGGTTAATCTGTCTATTTTTTTGTGTGTACACTTCGAGTTTGTGTGTGCCTGATTGTAATGCAAAAATATCAACTTGTTTAGTTAACTGACGTACAGTGTGCAGCTCAATGGTCAATGTGTCAATAACTTTTACATAATAGACTTGGCGATTGACCATCCCAGGAATTGGATCGTTGCCATTTTCTAAATAAGTTACCCTGTTAGCGTTTGATAATCCATGTTCAGTATCAAAGGTGATGGTATTGTTTGCTACGTTGATTGCAAACTCGGGAGTAAACATGAGTTGTCTACTAGGTGGGGTAACTTCAACAAAGTTTACTTTAAAAATCTTATTACGGACCATGCTGTCAGTATCTGCTGTAAACACTAGACGCATTCCATCAGCTAAATCAATACCATCTACGTTATATCCAAGACTTCCTTCTACAGTACTAAATGCATCCGTGGTAAATGTGTCGATGACATCAATATTTTTCTTAGCAGTAATACCGGAGTTAAACAGTTTTATACCTGCTACAAACTCAATAATGGGTCGTGTAGCTCGTTGAGCCTGACCTAAATCAGCTTCAACGCCATTGGCATTGGCACTGGCTACAATAACATCTTTATGGAACCAACGATTGTATCGACTCCATGGATTTCTATCTGCACTGGCTCGGTTAATAGTAACATAATCTTTTCTACTAGGTAATGTACTTGCATCACCAAATGGCAATTGATCAAAAGGTGAGTCATCAAACAATATGTTTGTTTCTACATTGTAAGATGTTCTAACTTCTAAGTCTTTATTGCTTACTAATCGAATAGCAGTACCCACGCCTTCAACGTACCAAAAGCCTTCGCCGTATTCTGCAGGGGTGACTTGTCCGCCAAAGTTCAACTTCATGCCGTTGCTTAGGCTAAGACCTTTGCTAGTTCCGTTAGGAATAACATAATCTTTCTTCCCTAATAAGTCTGCGGCAAGATCAATAGCTGTGTTTTCATCAATATCTAACACAGTTAGTACACCGCCAGTATCTACGGCATTTTCACTGACATAAAATAGAACATCGGGACTGTTCATAGGAACAGTAAATGTAATCTTGCCTTTTTCTATAGCAAATGCATCAATCCCGTCAGTATATCTATCTAGGTTACCTGATACTCTACGAGTTTTAATACTAAAAGGATGGCCGGGAGCGTCAATATCAAACACATACGTTTGACCTCTGTATAGTTTAAGAGAAGGATTTCGAGTTAATCCGTTAGGAGTGAATAGATACGCAACGTTGTCTTCTTCGTCTACACCCTTAACTGTGTAGGTACTTTGAATCGCTAGTTGTTGTCCTAATACAGTGATAGAGTTAGGACCAAATGGTAACCAATAGTATTGCTGATAGTTAACAAACTTGTCCCATTCGATCTGCGGATTCCAACTATAGAACTCTTGTTTATTCACGCGGCTGTGATTAACTGCATTACCATCAAACACACCCACGTGGTTGATGTGATCAATATAATCTTTAAAGAAGTTGGTATTTCCTAAGTAATCTTGGATAACTGCGGCAGGCTCAAACTGATAATCTTGACGAGTTTTGTCGGCGGCCTGCAAGAAAATATCAGAACTAGTCACTGCCTTTGCAGTTTGTCTTCCAATATATCCGTTAAGTTTCTTAACCGTGCCAGGTTGTGTCAGTTGGTCAAGTGTGGCTTGTAAGAACTTCTTATTACTTTTAGTTCTGTAAAATCTAGGTAATAGATCTGAGGTGGTTCGCTTATCTACGTTTGATGTAGGAACCTTAGGCTCGTTTTGATCTTTGCTATACGCCATTATTTGTTCTCCGAACTGGTTATGGATTGTTGGCTGATGGCAGTTAGGTCTTTTGCTAGTGAGCCTGCACTTCTAATCTTACTAGCAGTGATAGCAGTTATAATTTCAATATCATCAACTGTACAACCGTTGACAAATAACTGATCTTTTTCGGATCGTATTTCGTATAAGCTGCCAAATGACAGCTCACTTTGTTTAGGAACAATGATGAAGTTAACAATATTAGGACTTAATCTATTCATTACATAGGCAGCAAGTTCACTAAAGTAGAAGTTATCTCCAAACTCCCAGTTCTCTAATGCAAAAAACTCAGAGATTGCAGAAAGAACTCGGGTCTTAATATCATTATCACTAATAACTACTTCGCTATTCTTAACTACTTTAAAAGTTGCCTGTACGTCAGAACTTGCTCTACTGCCAAACAGTACCTTGTATTTAACAGGGTGATAAATCACCTCATCACTAATAGATTTAATCTTGTTTAAATCAGGACTTAGCAGGTTGTATAGAAAATCGCTGCTCGGTGGCAACGGTTGGTTAGTCAATGAACCAGTTAACCATTGTCTATAGTTAACGTCATACTGTTTTGTCAATACAAACACATCAATCAAGTTTGTTAAGCCTGGATCAATACGGCTTTCATAGTCAGCATTGTGGATATATTGGAACTTGATGTTATCTCGGCCCACAAATACTTTGTAATCTAAACTAGGAACAAACTCAGCAGCTATCTTGTCTAACTTCTTAACTGTTTTTGTATCAACAAAGTAGAAATACTGACCGTCAACATAGTTTGCTAAGTTGATTATCTGTTGCGAGTTTGCAATAAAAACTGTATTGTTGTCATTTGACACATATCGATAGTCTTCTTGCCCTTGTGTTAGTTCGTATTTTTCTAAAACAATAAACTTAGCATTGACATTAGTATCAGGAGCCACTAGTTGTTCAAATAATGTTGGGTCATCAACAATACCATCATCGTCGCTGTCATTAAATGTTATTTCAACTTTCTTAGAATCAACATAACCGTCAAGACCTTTGAACTCTTCGGTTATTTCCCAGTCACGGTCATAGGTAAATGCACTGATCCCGTCGGGTACAGTGTTAACACTCAACACTTTGATAACATCTTTTACCACTGTATTGTTACGTGTGTCGTATATCTTGTCGCTTGAATCAAAGAAGAATCGAACTTGTTGTGCGCTTTCAAATATGTATCTAGTTAGACGACTAGTTACTGTGTAGTATTCAGTATCTGTTGTGAACAACAATACCCAACTGCTGTCAACTTTCTGATTAGTAACATCACCCTGACGTCCTAGGCTGAATACGTCGGCAGTGTTTATGTTACTCTCAGTAATAACTTTCCAAGTGCGTGTTTCAATGTCGTATCGAAGACCAAATGGTTTGTTTCCAAATATTAAATCAACCATGTTGGCAACAACACTAGATTCAATAGTTGTTCTCCATGCTGGGATGATTTCACTAATCTTTGGAGCTGTTAATGGGTTATCATCGTATGGATTAGGGATAATGTCATTCAACACAATCGGTCCTGATCCGTCTAATAATACACCGGTGCCGTTATTAGTACCGTCGCCTGATATACTAACTACTTTTGCCCATACTGATAGTGTTGCACCTGCAGGCAATGATACAGATATAGGCATTAGTTTGTTGTTGTTGTTTCGATCAAAGTAATAACCGGTTGGGGGCACAAACTTTATCAATGCACCGACTGTGCAAAATCTCAATATTGTACTTGTATAACTAGCTACTCGTTGTTTTGTACCCGATACTTCGTCTTCTAAATATCCTGTACTTTGATTTGTATCAATAGTTCTGTTAAACCATTTTACATCTAATAAAGACACCGGAACTTTTTCAAAGTTGGCATAATAAAAGTTTTTTAAGTTTGCTGATTCTAATACAGTGTCAATTTCATTGTAGATAACAGCTTCAATATCTGTTCTAGAAAAATAATTAAATCTAAAACTGTCAGTATATGTCTGTCTATACAGTACTCCGTCGTCAGCAAATAGATTAGTCTTACTGTACTTGCCTGTTGGATCAACTAGATCAAAATAACGGCTAATGCCGCTGCTGCTTCTGTTGACTGCTTTAACTTTTACCACTTGTTGATTAACACTCAGCGGACTAATATTGTAGTCTTCGGCAGTAATCATTCTATTCTGAGTATAATAAGTTGCAGGTGCTCGAGCTTTAATACTATCATTCGATTCTGTAGGGCTAGAGTTAGCTACAGAACTTTGTAAACTCATAGTTACGGTTAGGGTTTCAACTTGCCCAACGTTGCTAAAGTATGGAATGTCGATTGAAATGTTCTTAATATCTTTAGGATTAATCGTATAGCTTAACCCGTTGCTTACTCTGTAGTAAGTACGGAATGTACCTTGCGGTAAGTTTCCAAATACTCCGTCGCTGAATACTAGACTAATCTTGTCGCTAGCTCGAGTAACTACACCATAGATGTTACGAATACTTTTATTCAAGCTGTTATAGATGATGTTGTTACCTTCAAAGCTAGGAACCGGTGCCCAATACTCACTTTCTGTTCCGTTTTGATTTAATCTATACAACCAAACGTCTTTGTTATTAATGTTTACTGCATCTAAGTCAACTGTCTCGTCTGTTGCAGGTTGATCTAGTGTAAAACTACCTTGATTTAATGTACCCTGACGGAAGTGTAAAAAGAATCCTGTATTGCTACTGCCGTTGCCGCGGCCATCATCTCTATAGATAAAACTTAATCTGTTGCCAATGCTTGGCGGCTCTTCGTATATTTCTTCTGCTCCGCTGAATGCTGTAGACACAATCTCAAAGTTCATTGCTCTACCGTCAACTGCCTTGTTAAAAGCATAGACTGGTACGTCAGTATTTGCACTTTGAAAACGATATTGTTCACTAGGGATGCCGTAGATGCTGGCTTTGCTGTCGGGATTGCCAAACTGTCTGCTAGATGGCATCGCACCATTTAGTACTTTGATAAACTGATCATACCAGTTTGCGTTGGCTGGGTCGTTCCAACTGATAACTTGTCCTGAAAGATTGCGACCATTGCTGTCGTATACTGTTTGAGAAGTGGAAACAGCCGTAAACTTTAGCAATCCACTGGCGGCAATGTTACGCTTAGACTTGTAGCTTAGTAATCGTGCAAGACGCAGTACCGATTCACGGCGTTCTGCTAGCTCTAAAAAGTTTTCACGAGCATTTAGGTCAACGCGGAAAGCTATGCTTTGGCCCAGGAACGCAATAAGGTCAATCAGGGCAAGGTATTCGCTTGATTCAATGTAATCGTTAAAGTCTTCGGGATAGTTCTCTCTAATGTAGTTGATCATAACGCGACGAAGATTTTCAAAGTCGTAACTTTGGAAGTCTGCATTACGGAAGCTCTGGTAAATCCTTTTCCAGTCTTCTGCTACTAAAAGCCTATTTTGTCTATCGGTTGCTGACATATCTGTTTCCCATTATACAGATATTTATCGTAGTTTATTATCAGAGTGTTTAATTGGTAAGGCCGTTATCCTGATCAAATTTAAACTGTATTGCTTCTTGAATGTTGTAAGGCAAATAAGTCAACATACATTCTATCTGTATTCCACTTTCGTAGCTGGTTACAGTTACGTTTTGTGCAGATACTCTGGGATCATAGTTGATAATGTCTTCTACGTTTTTAATAATGACTTGTTTGATTTCTTCAGTGAGTGGTTCAAACAAAATATCCCAAATAATAGTGCCAAACGTTGGGTTTTCTAGACGCTCGCCCTGACGTATATGAAAGTGATTGATGATGTCTTGCTTGATAAGAGCAAGATCGTACAGCGCAAAACTCTTAGTGTCTCCACTAACCGTGCTGAATCCTTTGTACGTTTTAGATCCCGGAGTACTAGTATTAGTAGTTGCAGGACTTTTTAACACTACCTTATTATAAAGTTTTTGATTTGCTGACATATGTATATTTACTCTTCCGATTCTTCTTGTGCAGGTGCGCCAACTTTAGCAAATGTATCTGTTATTGTCGAATAAACAGTCCACGATTCAGGTACAGCAATGTCACTGCCTGCTTCCCGGTCTGTCATTTCAGGTTTAAAACTTAACGGATCTAAGTTTTCATGATGCGGCCATGGTTCGTGGCTTGGAATACGCAGCATAATACTGTCTATTGTGCTTTCAGTTTCGTCTGGGTTGGCAAAAGTAGGTAATACTTCGGGCGGAGTTGCTGCTTCAGCTGCGGCTGCATCGGGGCCGTTCATGTGGATTTGACTAGCAGACTCTGTATGATTGCCGCCGCTCTTGATGTCAGTGTTGCCGCTGGCGGTAAGTTTGTTGCCGCCGCCTGTACTAAGATCAAAGTTGCCAGCGGTGGTGATTTTATTATTGCCACCTACTGTTATTCCTATATTACCGTCAATAGCTACGCTTTTGTTGCCAGTAACTAATAAGTTTAAGTCGCCGCCAACTTCAGTTTGATGCCGTTCTGCAACTTTTAAGTTAAAGTTTCGACCAGCTTCCATGTTGATGTCTCGATCAGCAAAGAAGTTAAAATCTTGTTTAGTATGTATGCTGATGCTGTCTTCTGCATAGATATCAATCTTACCGTCGCTACTGAGTTCAATCCATGCAGTGCCTCTTGAGTTTCCAATGTAGATTAGATCCTCACTGTTATGCATTAATATTTGATGGCCTGTTCTAGTACGAATCCTAACTAGTTCGTTATGCGGTATTTCAGGTAAGCCGTCATCTTCTGCTTGTTCAACAGCAGCATAGTCAGGCGGTCCTTCACTTGCAGTTGTTCTTCTAAGAAACTTGTCGTCACCATCGTCCATTACAAATGATGTACCTCCAAGTCTGCTAACAAATGCTCCGGCAATCTTGTGTTCAAACTTACCTACTCTGCCTTTTCTAGCATTAGGACGCTTGTCTATAGGACCGGGAGTACTAATACCAAATACTGCACTAGGTATTTCTCTTCGAGCACTAGATGTAGTAATGCCACGGATGTCGTCTTTAAGCAGGCCTTGGTCCGTTAATGTTGTCTGTAGCGGGCTTGCGGGTTTAGGAATCTTTGTAGGATCAGTTGTAGATGCCTGTGTTGATTTATTATACTCCGCAACTGGTACACGTTCTTCTTCGCCATCAATGTGAAACGATGTTGCAGCGTGTCCCGGAACTTGAAAGTTCATAGACTCGTCAGGAACACAGCCAATCCAATAACCTTTTCTTGGATCGCCATCAATGAACACAACCATAACTATGGTACCTACATCGGGAGGTATCATCCACATGCCGTAACTTTTTTGTGTACTGCCGTAGTCATCTTCTTCGCCTACATACTCTACACTAGTTTGGCCAGCAAACGGGCTTAGATATTTTACTTGGTGCAGTTGTCCTTCTTTACTGTCGTCGTTACCTACTTCGTGCAACATCTGCACTTCTAGTAATCCCATGTACGTAGGATCT